CCTCCTGATCGGTGGCGTCCGGAGAAAGTCCGCGCGCCATCAATGCTTCCCTAAGTTTCTTGTTCATTTTTTCGCCTCCTTTTGGTTTGCCAATATCCGTGGCAGCCCTGGTTTTGGCCTGCTCATCCGCGCCGATCGGGGTGATCGATAGTTCAAACAATCGCCATTTTTGCGTGACTCTGAGCGGCCCGCGATATCCCACGCCCTGGATCTCGGCCGTTTCTCCATCCGGTATCCACGAGGACAACATGGGTTGATAGCCGACGGACACATCGGTGAGGTGACCATCGCGCACCAGCTCGGCCGCCGCCCGCCCATCCGCCGTGGCCGCGAAGGCCACCCGCGCTTCGAGCACATTGCCCGATCCATTGATGCGCGCTGGCTTGAATCCCCCAACGCTCCCCAGCACATCCTTGACCGACCAGCGCGTGTGTGAATCCAGCAATGGCACCCGGCCCGAATCCGGCAGTTCGAGGCCAGACATCAGCAAGACCTCGTTCACCACTTCGAACCGTTCCATATCGAAGACCCGAACCGGTTGCTCAGTGGCCGCAATCACATCGACCGAGAAGCTCTTTTCGTCAAACGATACCGGTCGCCATACGGTGGCACTGTCTGCCCGGATCGACAACGACAGATGGTCGCGAGCCCTGACCGACAACTCGCCATCAACCGGCCGGTCTTCCCGAGTGCGAGAATGCCTATTTCTATTCATTGGTTCCTCCATTCGCCGAATCAGGAATCAACCCGAGGTCGGTCATGGTCACTTTTTCGTCTGCCAGCTGCGTCAGGATCTGATCCAGATCGCGCCCACGTTGCCAGGCCAGATCCCGCCGCGAGATGATCCCGAGTTTCAATTCCAGTTCGGCGGCCCGAGAATCCTTCAGCGGATCCACCCATTCCCACCCCGGGGTCTGCCACCGCACCCGCTGATACCTCCCAGGATCCTGAACATATCCTGGGGCCTTGATTTTCCCGCCGGCCACGGCCAGATCGAGCACCCGGCGGTAGACTGGCTGACATAGCCGCCGAATCAGAAACGCCTGACACCAGCGGTAAAACCGGCGCTCTTCCAGCGCCGCGGATCGAGCCGATGAATAGGATGCCCGGCGATAATCCTTGGTCGCTGCCTCATAGCTGATATTGAGACCGGCGGAGATTGCGCGCAGCGATGATGCGATGAATGAATCGAAATTGCTGCCCGGACGGTTGTGGCTCGCGACCGAGACCTTCTCCCCCGGCATCAGCCGCTGAATTCGCCCGGGTTCGATATATTCCAGTGGAGATTCGGAATCTGCCGCGGTCTGATCGCCCATGTACCGGACCGGCATATCGCTGAACGGGGTCTCGATGAACACCCCGAACGCAGCCGCCAACTTCGCTCCAATCATTTCATAATCTTCATACTCAGACAGATCGTATAGCCGCATGATGATCGGCGCCAACCAACTAATTCCTCTGAACTGACTGGCCCGCTGCTTGTGATAAATGTGCAGCATCTCATCGGCTGGAATCGGATGAGACTGATACGTGCCGACCCCATAATTGGATTCGAACACGTGATAAGCAGTTTTCACCATAAACCCGTTGTATTCGATACCGTTCACCATGTTGCCGGCCACATTGAGCGCGTCGATGCGGTCGGCCTCAATCGATTCCAGGCGCAGCGGGATCGCCCCGGGTAAATAGTCGCGCGCCACGTAATGATGAAAAATCTCGCCGTCAACGATCAGGTGGCGCGCGGTGAGTTCTTCAATTTCCGGAAAAGTCAACTCACCGGTCAGATCGCACCCGGCATCGGACCAGTTCCTCCATGTATCTTCGATCTGATCATTCATGGCGGCATCAGGGCTTCCGTCAGGCCGGCGCACGTCCGCCTGGGGTACAATGCCGGATCCGACCACGTTGTAGACGATGGTCGCAATGGCACCAGCCAGATTGGGATTGTTCCGGGCGAGGTCTCTCGCCCGGGCCCGGATCTTCGGCGCCGCGATCCGGATATCATCCTCGGCCGTCCGATCCACTGGTGACCAAAGCTGATTCGGCCCACGACTCGACGCCGCGGCATAGCCACGTTTGGCCAGCAATTGATAGACCGCCCGGCCATACAGATATCGAGCGGCCCGGGTTGGAGACACCAGGCTGATCATGCCGGCGATGGCCCTGGACCAAACATCAAATCGGCGATGACTCATGCTCCCCCCCGGAACACCACATAGGAATGCGTCGGAGCCGACAGACGCGCGATCCGAAACTCCAGCTCCTTGATCCGCCCCTCGATCATGGCCAGATCCGGACGCCGTAACTGCATGTCACCGATGGTGACAGACTGGCCTGCCAAGATTTTGTCACGAGCAGCCCGATACAGAATCAGGTCGTTTTCCAATTCAGCCACGGTCATGTTGTCCAACCCTCCAAAAAGCAAAAGCCAGAATGACAATTTCGTCATCCAGGCTCAAACAAAGCACGGAAAATACCGGGGGACAAGTAGCAATTTACTATTCGTGGTAAATTACTACACGCTACCGTCGATCTGATGATCCCCCAAAGCATCCACGCTCTTGAAGCTGGCGCCGCAGCTCGGGCACCGATGATACCTGACCCGGGACCCAGACTCCCACGGCAGCGAACGATAAATGCGGCAGCGGTGATGCCCGCACATTGGGCACACGCCTCCATCGCGCGCCGAATACGTGACACCAGAGCGCAATCGATCCAGCAGCACCGCCACCACTCTCACGTCCACTCTCACGCACGCCCCCTCTTTCCCGAGGTGAATGGGTTCGCTCGTCTGCCGGTATATGGATTGCGTGGACCATCATTATGAGGAACCCGATTCCCCCGTTCTTCAGCCCGCATTTCGTTGGCCTGTTTCCAGTTGGACATCCCCAGCACGTCAGCGGCAGCGAGTGCCATATAGGTGCAATCCCAAAAATGATTATTCCCAGCAGGACATACCCAAATCCCATGTTCGTCCCGATATTCCGAGATCATCTGCTTTGCGAATTCTGTCTGCACATCCGCATGGAACCTGATTCCTCCTGGGTCTGTCACTGGGATCGACAGCTTATTGTGCAACATGTTTTTGTAATATGTCGTATTTAATCTATAAAGCTTCAGGCCGCCAACTATGGGTCTGTTGGTCCCAGGATATCGATCGATATCAGTGACCGCATAGGGTGATGACAGATTCTGCTCACCTTTGATCGGTCGCACCTGTCCCTTAGTCCTGCACCATTCATACACCTCTGAAGTCCTGTGCCCCATCGCATCGATGAACAGAAACTGCACATGATATGGAGCCCCGGAAATGTCATAATAAAGCCCGGTTGTGATCGGCCACAAAAGCTCCAGGGAGTCAACAAAACCATCCCGAACCAACCAACCAGCTAGACCCCGTCCCCAGGCATAGATCGTGTAGTAGAAGCCGTTATCTTGAGTGTCAGCCCCACACGTAAGGCCGCAAATCTCATCCGATGGAACCGATCCAATGGGCCGATCATCACGCAAATCGAGGATCGCCGACTCCTGCCGATCCTGTGCAAAATAACGATATGGTTCAGCAAGCGAACTGTTGATGAACCCCTGGATCTTCCTCTGGTCCTTAGACTTTACCGCGGCAATCCAATCAGCGACCAGTTTGGGAATGTCCCCTGATCGTCCGAGCAGAGAATATAATCGGTTCAGGTGAAACCCGATTTTGCGCGCCTTGCCGGAATATTCTTGGCGAGCAATCATCTGCCCGTTTCCGACAGCATGATTTTTTTCGATCGTGTTCCACAAATGACCGCATTCTCCGCACTCATAACCAGCCTGGTCAACTTGCTTTTTCGTGGCATCCCTACCGCTCTCCCACCGGACGCCACCAAGCCTGTGCAAACTGCCATCTATCGACCGGTATTTGCCGTCCTCAAATCCGGTCGCATGCTTTTCGGACCAGCGCAGCGGTTGGAACTGCCCACATTTCGGACATGGAACATGCCAATCATAGATCAGATCACAATTCTGTAAATTTCTCCAGATATTACCGTCCTCGAACGTTGGCGTGGATAACATTACGATTTTGCGGTTATAATACGTTTCCGTTCTTTCTATCGCCAGGGAGATCGGGTCTGCCTCCCGAGTGCTGACATAATATCCAGGCTTATCCACCTCATCCAAACACACGATTTTCATCGGCCGAGACGCCAATCTGGCCACGCTCGATGCCCAACCCAGCGCGATATAGGTCCCATTCCGGAGAGTAATCTCACCCTTCGCCGCCTGCGCTGCATCGAATATGCTGGCCAACTCTGGTGATGTCTCGAACATCCTCTGGATGCGCTCGCGACTCATATACGTTGCCGTATCCTGGTCGGCCATCACCAACATGATCGAACAGGGTTCCTGGTGAGCGTAATATCCAATTATCGATAACGCACATTCGGTCCCGGCAATCTGTGCCGATTTGCAGATCACGATCTGTTCAGCCGAAGATTTGCACGCATCCATGATGGGGACTAGATATGGAGTCCTGGATAAACGCAACGGACCGGGTTCCTCCGACGGAGGACTGGTCAACACACGGTGTCGCTCGGCCCATTCGGATATGGTCAAACGCATCGGCGGTGCGGCCGCGTCCATCTCAGCTCTAGACGGGATCAATAGATCCACGCTATTCATGGATGTCATGAATGAATTTCCCGGTCTTGGAATAATTATCTAGCATCATCCAATTATCATCGTTCAATATCCTCGCAATTGTGTCATGGTCCTGATGCTCCAGAATTGGCGACAGACGATCCCCCTGCCCCATCATGGCCGCCTTCATTACCAGCAATCGATTGACCTCGGCATCAATGAACTCAGATATCGGCGCCAGTTCACCAGCCTCCACCTTGGCTTTCATCTCCTCACGCAACGCCTTCGCGGTCCAATACCGATTCTTTGCCGCCGCCAAGGTTTCAGCTTCATCTGGAGTAGAACCCTGGTAAATGTTCTCGGACCACCACAGGATTAAGCGTTTCAAGTCCCATTTGTTTCGGCTCAGGTATGCAGCATCGGCCCCGAGCCGCTTCCAGTGAGTCAGCGTGGATTTATCTACCTCAAATATCACACAGGCCTGTGTAGTCGTTATCGTCATTCTGGCCAGTCAATCCCATTGATGGTTGCTTACGAAAATGTAAGTCGCGCGGAAAAATATCGGGCTTCCCGGTTCA